GCACAGTCCGCTCTGCGCACGTCCAACTCTGATGTGAGTAACGTCAGTTCTACGTCACCCAGTCAAAGCCGCGTGCAGCCCACATGTAAACCGGTGGGAGTATAGTTTCAACAGCTAGAGCGAAATCGCTGCCGATTTTCCGAAACATCGCGTCTTTCAACTCGTCTGTATCGGGATCCTGTAGTTCCAGGTTGTGATACACCGAAGCGTTTGTCTGGTCATCAAACTTCGCCTTACCCCTCGTGGGGGCCTGAGCAAAGCAATAACCCCAAACATTGGTTCCTCGGTACGGCACACTCAACTCTAACAGTGGCTGTAAGCCCACCGGAGTAGCTACGGTTCCCGAAGCAAAGTTGCTGTTAGGCGGCAACTGCATCGGATCATACGGAAAAGGAACGTGCGTCGGCTGACGCTGAATCGGTTGGGGATCGCCTAAGGACACGAAGGAGTACTGATCCTCTCGAGCAGATAGCACAATTTTGTACGCGAGGGAACCGCGAAAGTATAAGAACATACTTGCAAAATAGGCTATATAATCGAGAGTAAAGTACCAGGAATTGTTCACATCAGGGTCACGAGAACGATCGACAGGGGTATACCAGCTTGCGGAGGAAAAGCCAACCTGGGGGTCAGGGATAGGCTCCTCGTCTCCATCATTGTCATAGTCAAAGAAGGGAACGCATCTAGACCATATTTTCATATAGTCATAGACGCTCTTCAACTGTACTAGCGTACCCGGGTCGCTCGTAATCGTGGACCTGGTGCGAACAACTTCTTTCGTCGAGTCTGTAGGCAGGAATACCTGAGCTTCTAGCTCTGTTTCCGGTGGAAGATCTTCCGCGTTATAAATACCACAAGGATAAGGCTGGTAAAACGCAAAATCAGCTCCCGCCGAAATAAAAGCCAAATACACAGGCGTAGGATTTGTCGTCAACATGGTAGAAACCACCGTTGTCGCAACGTTTACCACCGAAGTATAGGTCCCGTAGAGAGCATCTACTTGGCCTGAAGGATTTCGGTCTTGCACAGGAATGTAATCACGGATCGTAAGGAAAGGAATGGGGATCGTGACTTGTTTATTCCCGGCAAAGGTACTCGAATGCAACACGTTGGTCTGCGACCTTGCGTTCGGCACATCCACATAACCATCATATCGCACAAAGGCAGACATCTGTTGTTGAACCAGAGGGTGCCCAGGGACAACGATATGAAGGTTAAGGGTTCCTCTCCAATAACGATTCAGCATACCAAACCATCTCATGTAAGTGCAGAAGGGACCTGCAGAGTTGAAAATGGGCTTCAACGGGTCATTACAAAAGTCAGTTGGTTGCGTAAACACTCCTATGAACTGAGGACGCGATAAAATCTCGTGAACTGTCGGTATAGGGAACGGTGCTTGAGTAACTAGAGGGGAGAAAATGGGAGTAGTGGAAGGAAAGGATGAAGACGTCGTGTCTCCGAGGTAAGCTTGTTGCACTGCTTGCGGGCGGTCAAAAGTACTTTGATCGGCAATTTCGTCAATATCGAGCTTATCTGTGGAAAACATGTCAGCCACGTCGGACGCGAGAGCATTGATACCCGCTGCAGTGGACGCGGCTTGAATAGCTGACGCCAAACCTACCGCTTCTACACCCGAATGGGCTTCAAGCTCAGAGAGCTCTTGACTATTTGGGCCTACAAAACGCAAGTTGTTGAACTTAACAAACATCCTTACTTTAGATGGATTAGTGATACTAGTGACAAATTGAGATGCGAACATCCACAACCACATAATCGGCGTACCAGGGACATGGCGCTGATCTTGTGTTGGCTCATCAGGATCATTCATCCAGTTAGTACGATAGAAAGGATACTTGAAAGTCCAGGGGATCGTATACAGCACATCTTCCGACATGCCAAATAAATTTAACCAAGTATAGGGACCATTGATCAAATTAAGGCGTAGCTGCGGATCATCAAGTTGCGACGAGGTCCACGAAGACGGTTCATCGTAATAGTCATAATAAGGAAACCATCCAGTAAAAACTCCTCCCATAAGATTCTTGGGGTCAGTCATTGTAATGCGAACTTCAATAGAGTCATACACGAAACCATAGTATAAGTCTGCAGCACGTCGAAACCAGGGTATGTCCTTCAAGTAGTAAAACGGCGACGTCACTATTTTGGAAAGAGCCAAAGGAGAAACAGAATAACCATAAATGTCATTCAACTCTAGCTCATCTAGTGATATTAGCCGATCTGTCCACTCTAAGACATCTGTTTCAACGGGCTGCTCCATATTACGCAGGTTCGTAACAGCAAGTTGTTGTGTTTGACCAGGGGGGCCTACCCACTCAGACAAGTCTGATTTAGTAGCAATTCCGGACACATCATTTTGCACAGCTTCCATTATTCGTTCTATCAGGCGCGACAGGTCGCGCTATCATTTCAACAAATGAGAGACTTCTTCGGGGTGTTTGACGCCACCACACGGTGCAGTTTAAGCCAGCACAGGCATCGTAAGTTATACTCTTTCCGGAGTGCAGTTTTAAGCCGTGTCTAGGCGTACTAGTTTTAAGTCATTGCGGACGTCATAGTTTAATGTCATTGCGGACGGGGGTACAAACTAATAATAAGCTAGCTTCAACTCCGTGCGATTCTCGTAAGGGACAGAAGGAAAATAACACGGTATCGAATTTTCTCGAAGGAAAGCCTGTATCTTCTCCCTCCAACGTATTGCTACGTCTTTGGGATATTCCACAAGCTCGCGAGAAACATTAGCCAAATTAATTTGCAATTGCTGGTAAAGTGTTGCAGAACAAAGGCGAGCCTTCGGACAACGCACGTAATACAGCTGTGAGAAAAGAGATGATTCATGTAAAGGGGCATACACAATTCCATCTACCGAAACAAACCGGCGGCTAAGGAAATCCGCGTCGTCAATCGTGTAGGATTCATCTTTACTCTCAGATGTTATCGCTTCTTTCGACGTAGAAGTAAGATTAGCTCCAAACAAGTATTTCATTGTCAAAGCTACATTCTTCGTCGTCCAAAACGGAAACGGCGCAGAGGAGACATTATCATCGGAATACAACACTTTTATAAATAAGCGCAATTCTTGCGTCCAGTCGGGCGAGCAGTGATATTGATACAAATACGCAAAAGTAAC